GAAGAAGATGGCATATAAGGTGACAAGGACTAAAGAGTTGATGGAGAAAGGTCAATTAGCAAAACTCGACATTACATGTCTCGTTTTAAGGCATCCGCCTATTAAGTTTGAAACATATGAAGATGAGATACAATACCTTATTCAACATGAACAAAGAAATAATTTTTTAAAAAACTTAGCATTAGATCAAAAGGGAAATACGCTCTTACTTTATAGTAGAGTAGAGTCACATGGTGAAGTGTTATATAATTTAATAAATAATAATAAGTCAGCAAATCGTAAAATATTCTTCATACATGGTGGAGTAGCTGCTGATGAAAGAGAAAAAGTTCGTGAAATCACAGAGGATCAATCAAATGCGATTATTGTTGCCAGTTATGGTACTTTCAGTACTGGGATTAACATTAGGAGGTTGCACAACGTCATCTTCGCCAGTCCCTCCAAGTCCAGAGTCCGTAATCTCCAATCAATTGGAAGGGTTCTTAGGAAAGGAAAAGACAAAGTAAAAGCAATGCTGTATGATATTGCGGATGACTGTACACATCAGTCCCGCAAGAATTATACTTTAAATCATTTAATTGAACGTATTAAAACTTACAACGAAGAACAATTCAATTATGAAATAATCTCAATCAAACTTAAAAGATAATGACTCACCCTAAAGGATATACTAAAGAAGATATTAAAAGGATATTAGGAACTTCTTGGCCTACTATGCCTGAAAACCATGAGACTGGTAATCAGATGAGAAGGAGAAAGGGTAATGAGATGAGAGAAGGTAAACGTCCTTATCCCAAGTATCCATCAAAGGAATCAAGAATTGCAGATACTTCAGGTAGGTTTGATGAGAATGGACAATACATTTACCCTGAAGGTTCAGGATTTAATTATATGCAATACTTGAAAGATCATCCTGATTCTACAGAAGCAGGTACATATGGTAGTAAGGTGTCATAATGGAAGATGATTTTTATGCATCATTAAAACTAATATCGGGTGAAGAAATTTTCGCTCGTATAGCGGCTTGTGAAGAAGAAAATAGAACTTTATTGTTGTTACATCATCCAGTATTAGTTTCTCAAGTTAAATTACCAGGTGGTAGTATCACAACAGGATATAAAGTAGAACCTTGGTTAAAGACTAATGATGAAGATATGATGGTACTAGATACAAAAAATATAATGACTATGGTAGAATGTAAAGATACAGAAATGATATTAATTCACCAAAGATATGTTGAAGACTCTGCTCAAGAAGGAAATAGATCTCGTATAGATAGACGTATGGGTTACATATCTAGTGTCCAAGATGCTAAAAAGATGTTAGAACAACTCTATAGAAAAGATATTAGTAGCTAAAGCTATTCCTGAAACTTCCACAAAGTTATTCTAGTGCTATTTTGACAGGTTGTCAAGCCCATGCTATAATATGATGAGGTGAGAGATACTTATGACTTATACAACTATGCCTAGACGAAGGGCCAGGTCGGAGCATTATGTTAACAATAAGGAGTTTCTGGCTGCTATTGTTGCTTATAAGCAATCTATTAAAGATGCTGAAACATTAGGAAAGGATAAACCACGGATTACAAATTATTTGGGAGAATGCTTTTTAAAGATAGCAACTCATTTATCATATAAACCAAACTTTGTAAATTACATGTTTAAAGATGACATGGTTTGTGATGGAATTGAAAACTGTGTGCAGTATATCAATAATTTTGATCCTGCTAAATCTAGTAATCCTTTCGCTTATTTTACCCAGATCATACATTACGCTTTTCTTAGACGTATTCAGAGAGAGAAAAGACAATTAGAAGTTAAGAATAAAATTTTAGAACGTTCTGGATTTGAACAAGTGATGGTTGATGACAACACACTTGACGGAGGGAACTATTCGGATTATAATAGCATCAAGGATAATATCCACGCTAAATTACGTAGCGGTAATCAATGAAGGTTGCGATCATAACCGATCAGCATTTTGGTGCTCGTAAAAATTCAAAATTATTTCACGATTACTTTCAGAAGTTTTATGATGAAATCTTTTTTCCATATCTTGAAGATAATAATATCTCCGTTTGTATTGATATGGGGGATACTTTCGATAACCGTACAGGTGTTAATTTCAGTGCTCTCCAGTGGGCCAAAGCAAACTATTTTGACGTTTTACGAGATAGGAAAATTAATCTTACGACTGTTGTTGGTAATCACACCGCCTACTACAAAAATACTAATGAAATCAATGCTTGCGAATTATTATTACGAGAGTACGATAATATCCATGTTGTCTCTGAATATGAGGAACTGAATATTGGTGGATTAGATATAGCGTTTGTTCCTTGGGTTAATAAAGATAATCAAGATAGTACTTATAAGAAACTTGGTAAGTCTAAATGTCGAGTTGTTATGGGGCATTTAGAACTTAATGGTTTCTTAGCTAATGCTCATCATGTAATGGAGCACGGACAAGATAAGGGAATATATAAAAGATTTGAAAGAGTATACTCTGGACATTATCATCATAGAAATTCTCAAGAGAATATTCATTACTTAGGTAATCCATATGAGATATATTGGAATGATTGTGGAGATGTAAGAGGATTTCATATATTTGATACTGAAACCTTAGAGCATACACCAGTCAATAATCCATTTAATATTTTTGAGAAAATATATTTTGATGATGATAATTATAAATTATTTGATGCACGTCCATATAAAGATAAAATAGTTAAAGTAATTATTCAGAATAAAGGTAAAGGTTCTAACTTAGATAGGTTTATTGATAAGTTGTATCAAGCAGGTGTTGCAGAGTTAAAAACTATTGAATCATTTGATTATGGTACTGGTTTTGTAACTCATGAAAATCAAGCACAAGAGAGTGAAGATACTCTTACCTTATTAAGTAAGTATGTTGATGAAGTAGAAACTTCTATAGACAAATCTAGAGTCAAAAAGATTTTAGAGAATGTGTATAGGGAGGCATGTGAGGTGACTTAATGCACTTAATTGCCGTTGCTGGTAAAGAAGATAGTGGAGCATATGCTGTCAATGATAGGTTCGGACAGAAGGTGTTGTATCTTTTTGTAGAAGAAGATGATGCCGATCGATATGCTATGATGCTAGAAGAAAGAGGTTATCCAGAAATGTCAATCATTGAAGTGGATGATCGTTCTGCTATCGGCATATGCGAACATAATGGATACCGCTATTCCATTATTACAAAAGATGACATTGTAATTCCCCCTGATGATGTTGAAGGTGATTTGAATGATTTGCTTCCAAAAGATTAGATGGAAAAACTTTCTTAGTACTGGTAATCAGTGGACAGAAGTTAATCTAACTGAATATGATACCAATATTATTGTTGGTACAAATGGTGCTGGTAAGTCCACCATTCTAGATGCTTTATGTTTTGTTTTATTCAATAAACCATTTAGAAAGATTACAAAATCTCAATTAATTAATAATACTAATGAAAGAGATGGTGTAGTTGAGGTTGAGTTTAGTGTAAGAGATAAGCAGTATAAAGTATTGCGTGGATTGAAACCAAATAAGTTTGAGATATGGATTGAAGGTAAGATGCAAGATCAGTTCTCTCATGCTGGAGAACAACAGAAACATTTTGAACAGAATATTCTTAAATTAAATTTTAAATCATTTACTCAGATTGTAATATTAGGTAGCAGTACATTTGTTCCATTCATGCAGTTGACTGCTGTTAATCGTAGAGAAGTTATTGAGGACTTATTGGATATTAAAATCTTCTCTGCTATGAGTGAAGTTGTTAAAGCAAAACTTCGTTCTAAGAGGGAAGAAGTAAGAACACTTGAATTAAAGAAAGATAGTCTTCTTGATAAAGTTGAGATGCAAAAGAACTTTATTAAAACTATTGAGGAGACTGGTAATGAAGATATTAAGAAAAAACAAAGTCAGATTAAAGAGATTGCAAAGGAAGCTCAAGGACATATTAATAAGAATGAAGAGCTTTCCAAAGAACTTGAAACCCTTGATACTAAACTTCTAGGGTTAAGTGATGTTACGAAATCCTTACGGACTTTATCTGATTTGAGGGGTAAGATTAAGCAAAAAACCACTACTGCTGGTAACGAATATAACTTTTTTAAAGAAAATGTATCATGCCCTACATGTACACAAACTATAGAAGAATCGTTTAGGTTAAATAAAATTGCGGATCTCAATAACTCTATAAACAAACTCCAAACAGGACTCTCTGATTTAGAGTCCAAGATACAAGAAGAGGAGTTGAGAGAGGTTCGTTTTACTGAACTCACACAGGAGGTTACTTCCCTAACACATGGCATTTCTCAAAACAATACTCGGATTTCTGGACTACAACGACAGTCAAGAGATTTGGAATCGGAGATTCAAAGAATTACCGAACAACTTGAAAATAGAAATACTGAGCATGAGAAATTAGCGGAATACCAAGAGACTCTTGCAACAACATATGAAAAGGTTGCAGAGCAAAAAGAACTGATTTCAGAACACGACTTTGCATTTGGATTACTCAAGGATAGTGGAGTAAAGAAGACGATCATTAAGAAGTATCTTCCACTGATTAATCAGCAAGTAAATAGATACCTTCAAATGATGGACTTCTATATTAACTTCACTCTCGATGAGGAGTTTAATGAAAGTATAGAATCACCTATTCACGAAGACTTCTCATATGCAAGTTTTTCTGAAGGAGAAAAGATGCGGATAGATCTTGCGCTACTCTTTACGTGGCGTGAGATTGCTGCTTATAAAAATTCTACCAACACCAATCTCCTTATTATGGATGAGGTGTTCGATAGTTCCCTTGATGGTTCTGGTAATGAAGATTTCCTTAAGATTATTCGATTTGTCATCAAAGGTGCTAACATCTTTGTTATATCCCATAAGGAGGGTATGTTTGACAAATTTGACAATGTGATAAGATTTGAGAAAATCAAAGGGTTTTCTCGTATAATGCCCACTAAAGACGTTGTTCCCCATTACGAACCATGAAAGAAAAATGCGTTCAAGTTGGATCTAATCCAGCAGATTTAAATGAACCTGGCGGAGAAGACAAGTACACTGTTTGTGGTGGCATGACTAGCGGTGATTTAGAATCGTGGGGTGAGGATGATGAAAGTTCCTAATTGGCAGCATCATTCTAAGAAGGAATTGAAACGCCATCTTAAACCACAGGCTCTACGTCAAGCACGTGCCAAACGCAGACAGTTGATAAACCGTCTACTTAACGCTCCCAAACGCTCTGGGGGCGTTTATAATAGGTGCATACAACAAGAAACAGCATGTCAGTTAATCTAGAAGTTAAGGGAACTCTTGCTAAACTCTTGGCAACAGAAGACATTGTAGTAGAGCATCGTGAGGTTGAGACTGCTCAGTTTGATGTGGAGAATAGAGTTCTTACTCTTCCTATATGGGAAGCAAGCAATCAAGTGTTTGATATGTTAGTTGGACATGAAGTTGCTCATGCTTTATTCACACCTAATGAGGACTGGACAGATAAGTGTAAAGCACCTCAGCAGTTTGTGAATGTATGTGAGGATGTTAGAGTAGAAAAGATGATGAAGGATAAGTACTTAGGAATTGCCAAAACATTCTATCGTGGTTATAGTGAACTTTATGATAAAGATTTTTTTGAAGTTGAAGGACAAGATATAAATGAATTCAATCTAGCAGACAAGATAAATCTTTATGCTAAGATTGGCCCATTTCTAGGAGTTAAATTCACCCCACAAGAACAGGAGATTGTAAATGTCGTTGAAAACGCTAAAACGTTTGAGGACACCCTCGCAGCTGCAGAAGCGTTATATAGTTTCTGCCAACAAGCCCAACCAGATAACCAAACTCAAGAAGGAACAGAAGGTGTTGAACTTCCTATGGGGGATAGCGAAGGCGTTGGGAGTGGTGACTCTAGCAGCAGTGATACTGATGAGTCTCCCATTTCTGACTCTGATAGCAGTCCTGATGTGGAAGGTGGGAGCAGTGGTGATGCTTCTGATACTGGGATGGATGATAACGGTTCTCCTTTAGATGTAGAAACTGCTAAGAGTCTTGGTGGTAACTTACAGAAGATTGCTCAGAAAGCAGTAAGAAATAATACTTATATTGAAAAACCTCATATGATACCTGATGAGGTTATTATTAGAAATGAAGAGATAAGTGATTTTTGTGAAGAGTTCTGGAATAGAATTTATGCAGAACCACTTAAAAAAAGTACATATATTGAACCAATAGACGAAGCGTTATTACAATATAAAAGAGAGTCAGAAAAGGAGGTTAATTATCTTGTTAAAGAATTTGAATGCAGAAAGTCTGCAGATGCTTACGCTCGTGCTGCTACTAGTAGGACTGGAGTACTCGATACAGCGAAACTTCATACTTACAAATACAACGAGGATCTTTTCAAGAAGGTAACAGTTCTACCTGATGGTAAGAATCATGGATTACTTTTCCTATTGGATTGGAGTGGTTCAATGCATGATGTAATGGGAGCAACGGTTAAGCAGTTACTTAATCTTGTATGGTTCTGTAAGAAAGTAAACATTCCATTCAGGGTATATGGGTTTACTAACTGTTATTTTTGTAGAGATGATGAAAATTCT